CCCAAAGTTGATGTGTTGTATTTGTGGTTATAACAAGACCAACATTACCGCTAATATAATTTTTGTCTTCATCCGATATGTACAAACCCCAGTTATTACCAGAGTTAGTACCTTGATAATCAACTCTAAACAAATATGCACTAGTTATAGAGCTATCGTTATCGTCAATAGATGAGTATACACCAAAGGCGCTTGAAATACCTGTAAGACCTGCCGATGCTGGTGTTTCAACCTCTGCATATAAACCGTATGCGCTTACAGAACCGTCGTTTGTATGCCCTGTTTGAAATAATGCTCTACTATACGTTGCGTATAAGCTGCTATTTAAAACACCATCTGTATAAGCTTGATTATTTGCCCCATAAACGGTCTGAGTATCACCTGTCCCATCAGCCTGTGCAAGACTAAGCGCGCCATATACAGTACTTACTTGCCCAGAAGAATGGTTAGAACGAGCGCTTGTATAAGTACCATAAACTAAGTCACTGTCTCCAGTAACATTGACATCTGTATAAATACCATAAACACGATGTTCATTACCCGTGTCACCGCCTGTAGCGGAGGAGTCTACATCTAGATACATGCCTCTATGGACTCTATCCACAGTAAGGGCGTCACTTCCTGATAAATTATAGTCTATAAAAAAGCCATTAAAAGAATCATTAGCTACACTATCACTCATATAAAGATGAAGCGGGGAAGTAGGCGAAGTTGTTCCTATGCCAACATTACCATCGCTGTCGATACGCATAACTTCGCTAGGACCATTTTTGAATATAATGTTTGCACTGCCTCCAGACCTTAGAGATAAATTCTCTGTCCCGCCTACCGACAGAATTTCATTTGTTCCAGCTGTCCCTAAATCAAATCTTAAAGTACTCGCGTCTGATACCTCTAATATCGCAGCAGGACTCGCAACCCCAATGCCAACATTACCGCTGCTGGTGATGCGCATGCGTTCGTTAGCTATACCATTAGTATGAAATGTAAGTGGATTAGCGGTGTGATTTACAAATTGAACACGCTGATCGCCTTGTAAGCTTACAGCGCCTACTTTAGTTCCGTTTTGATTAAGTTCTACCGCACTAGAATTACTTGCGCCACCGTCTATAGATAACGCTTGAGTCCATCCATGAACATTTGGATTGGTAGTTCCAATACCAACGTCACCGCTGCTGTCGATGCGCATGGCTTCTGTAGCGTTAGTATAAAATTGTATAGGGCCGTCTTTAGCACCATAAAGATAAATTGCATTTGTTGCATTATAAGTGCCAATATAAGCTACCCGTTCACTCGCATTATTATAAAAATCAACTATGGAATAATTATTTGCTAAAGTGTTTTCTATTCTAATCCACGAATTATTACCAGAACCTTCAACGTGTAATCCAGCACCCGCACTAGTCGTACCAATACCAACACGACCATTGCTTTCGATGCGCATGGCTTCTGTAAATGTGCCACCATTAGGAGTTGTGTAGAACCCCATAGCATACGCAAAGTTGGCATCTGTTGAGTTTTCTTTTAGCGCAGCAATTCTGGTAAATGCTTGAGCATCACCAGCCACACGGTAGTTACCGCCGAGGTTTAATGCGCCACCAACACCAGCCGCTTGAGCTGTAGTATCAATGATAGACAGGCCAAACTTACCTGCACTTTTCACCATTACTTTGTTTGCAGTTCCGCTTTGGCTTGTTCCACCAACTAATACGTTACCGCTGCTGTCGATGCGCATGCGTTCTGTGGCGTTAGTGTAGAACGCCATAGGGATAGCACCAACAGAAGATAATACCGTGTTGCCGTTTTCAGCCCCTAAAACAATTTCAGTGGATGTAGCACTATTTCTTTTTGCTGTAATGTATGCGTTTCCTCCAGTGGAAGACTGAACCTCCAACTCTCTAGTAGCAGATGTGGTGTTAATCCCCACATTACCGCTGCTGTCGATACGCATGCGTTCGGAGCCATCAACACTAAACGACATAGAAGAAGATGCTTGCACGTTTCCGTGGTCGGCTCTAAAACTCAAATCCCCATTTGCTAACTGAACCACCTCACCATACAGACCAGAAACGTCTGTATCTTCCAGACGAATTGAAGGTACGGATGATGCTAGATGAAGTTGTCTACTAGGCGAAGCCGTACCAATGCCAACATTACCGCTACTATCTATAGCCAGCATAGAATTTGCGGATGATGTGCCATTGTAGTTGACACCGAAAGTTCCGCCCGTAAACTGCAGTAAATACCACGGGTTATTTCCCTGTTCTTGTAGAACAAACGCCGCATTACCAACTCCGCTGCCTCTAGAAGCCACAGCACCATAGGTGTCTAGTGTATAGCTAGGCGAACCCGTCCCAATCCCAACAGCATTATTTCCCGCATCAACGAACAGCATGTTGGCGTTGATGTCACTCTCGACGCGGAAGTCGTGATCTAGACCTGACTCATTAAAAACGGTTTCGCCATTCTGAGCGTGTATCGTTAGCATATCGCTAGAGCCATACACAACTTTTAACGGTATACTGTCAGTGCTTGCGGGCGTTGTTGGAACTTCAGTTTTAATATAAGCGCCGTAGTTTGTCGCGCCATACGTCGATTCGTTATGTGCTGTTAGTGCGGTAAGTGTAGAACTAAAGTTCGTGCCAGTAGTGGAACCCTTTGCATAAACACCTGCTGCTGCATCCGCGCCTACAGGATTTTGACCTGATGCCCCAGAGTTGACGGAGCCCTTTGCATAAACCGCAACACCTAATTTGTTTGACGCTGTTTGATTACTTTGGACATACACTCCATAAGTAGGATCACCCGTTCCCGGCTCTGCATTAATGTAAGCTCCATAGATTTCCGTAGCACTGTTGTTCCCCTGAATATCAGCATACAATCCGTATACAGGTGAGGCTAAGCCTCCAGATACACCACCAGCGGAGTTTAGATACAAAAGACGGTCTGTGCCTGCCGCAAAGTTGTGTTTAATTTCAAGACTTCCTGCTGGTACAGTCGTCCCAATACCAACATTACCGTCGCTGTCAATACGCATCTTTTCACTGCCAGCCAAGCTAAACTGCCAGCGAGTGCCATTGACATTCATATCAAAGCCGCCGCCATCGCCGAAAACAACATTTCCGTGTACATCTAATTTGTAGCCACTATCAGGCGAAGTCGTGCCAATCCCCAACGACTCAGCACTCGCATCCCAGAAGAACTTTGCAGTTGTGCCTGTGTCCTCGTAGAAGCTGATGTCTCCGTTGGAGATTATACGCAGCGTTTTATTTTTTGCTTGAGAAGAAAAGAAGTTTATGCTACCAGCACTTGTCGTAGGATGATCTGAAAAATAAATGTTAGTTGCATAAGGATCACCGTCAGCTTCGTCCACTTTCTCAATACGCATTCCACGAGCGGTATTTACTTGTTCCCCTAAACCAAAAGAAATCGGGGTGCTGCCAGAATTATCGTATGCTTGAATAAGATGTGTTGCTGTTTGATCGCCAACGTTTAGTGCATCGCTGGTCAAAGTCCCAGTGATGTCTACGCCTGTGCTGGTGGTGGAGAATTTGAGGGAGTTGTTGTGATATAAATCAACGCTAGAACCGTTTTTAAACCGTGCCATCTCACCAGCAGCACCATCTAGCTGAATGTTAGCACCGTTTGTCTGTATGATTAAGTTGCCAGTGCCAGCCTCGTTAATATAACTATCCGAACCATCATGGTAAATCTGTAAATCTGACCCAGCGCCGAAGATGGCTTTGTCGTTGTCGCCAAAGGTCATATTACCCGACGATACAAACGACGTACCTGAAATTGTCGTGCCAGTAATAGCCGCTGCTGTAGTACCACCAATAACGGCACCGTCTATGGTGCCGCCTGTAATACCTACATTAGAGGTTATGTCTTCTGCTGCCGCAACAATAGATACTATTGCGGAACCACTTAAACTAATTGCTGAACCAGAATTACTACTTTCAGAAACAGTACGACTAAGAGTAGTACCACTAGCAGTATATGTGCCAGTACCTACTTCCCAACTAATACCGTCTTCAATAAGATAACGTACTACATCACCGTCAGATATACCACCATCAGCAAAAGACTGATACGTAGCTATTGTAGTACCTAAAGTGACAGTACCTGTGCCTGTAGTAGTAGTATTGACACGGACTCTGTTAGCTAAAGTAACCATTTAAATACCTTTATGCAATACGAATAATCGCATTAGATGCATCGGCTAAAGGAAATTCAATAGTTAAATCACCGGCAACCGCGCTAACATCCCCTCCAAAACTAATTGTACAAATTGCTCTATTTGATTTAGATGAATTATATATTAAACAGCCCGCAGTAGTAGTTGTAACATCTTGAAATACTTCATTCGTAAAGGTAACGATAGCTACAGAACCATCTAAGCTAATTGTAGCTCCGTCAAGCACTTGACCGCCAGCGTCGTAACCAGTACCAGTAGATTCATTGGTAGCACTATATGTAGTTGTAGATGCACCTAAAGTAGCAGACGATGTATACAGAGCAATTTTAAGTACGTCAGTATCTAGATCGTGCGTACCGCCAAGTAGCTCTTGCTTAAAGCTGTTACACATTGCTGTAGTAATTGCCATATTCTCTACCTTATAAAAATAAAGGTAAGGGACTGAGTATTAAACCCAGTCCCAGACCCATTAATAGCATCAAGCTTGATCGCGTGATACTTCGTCTGCACCACGACCATCAACGTCCATTACCAATGCCCATACGCGCAGTTTACCTGCGGTAGCGGTACCGGTAAGAGTGTCAATAGTTAGGTCCAAAGTGTCTTCTGCACCGACGTATGCTACACCCGGAATGGATGGAGCTACATCGCCTACAGATTTACCTGCCATTGCATAAGCAGCGACAAACTCATCGTCATCTGCACCAGTTCCAATGTCGAAGGTAAGAACCGTTGCACCCGTAAGTGCTTCGGTTACTTCAACACCAGCAGCGAGAATAACAGTTTGTGCTGGAAAAGTTGCAACAGTATTCGCACCAGCGGCGAGATCTACTGCATTCAACTCTACGGAGATTTTTTTAATACCGTTTAACGCCATTTTATTGTCTCCTTATACGCCAGTTGCAGTTACATAACGTGCCGTTGCAATGCCTTCAGGGCGAAGGATCTTACGACCGTATAGGTGCATACCACGAACAATGTCAGCAAAGCTGTCAGGATCACGATATGTTTCGGTTTTGTTGATCTGCTCTGCGGTAGCAACAGCAGAATCATGTCCAGCGACAATTACGCCAAAGTTCGACGACTGAAGAGTCGAAGAAGACGCAGCTGGGCCAGTACCGATAATTGGCAAGTTGCTAGAAACGTGTACACGGAAACCATGCAGGTTGTTTACAGCAAGACCATTCTGGATACCAGAACCACCGAAGTCAGAGTTGAAGAGTTTTGAGTCTTCGTCCATCAGGACTTCCATGAATACTGGATCAATTACAAGCCAACGACCTTGCTTATCAACTTGCTGTTGGTCAAGCAGACGGCTCATACGCGCAATAAGGCGAAGAGGAGTTACGTCAGTCGTAGGAAGTGAAGTTGCTCCGGGCAAACGTGGCTTAACAGGAATAGCTTCACCAGCTACTGCTGCACCACCGTCGTTTAGACCAAAGTCTGTAGCGTCAAGCTTCATGCTTGCAAGAAGTTCGTCAGAACCGGCTGTAGTAACAGCTTTAGAACCGTTTACAGTGGTGTTGACTGTATCTGCATTAGAATGAATAGCTGACTGCGTAAAGCCACAAAGATAACCAAGAACATCTTGGTCAAACTGATCGGCAAGACGGAAAGCCGCGCGATCAGAAGCAAGTGACTGGAAGTTCACATGCGAATGAGCTTCTTCGATGTCGTCAACCTTGAAGGCAAAGTAGTTAGCTTTGTCAATCGTGAGGCTGAAGTCTTCATCGTCGAGGTCTTGTGCAGTGATTTGAGTACCGCGAGAGTACTCTTTTACTGAGATTTCGGGTTCCTTGATAATTTTAACAGAGTCACCCATTTGTGCGATTTCACCAAAGTAATCTGAGTTGGTGATCGCTTCTACGACAGATGCCTTGCGGAAAGCAAGTTGCACCTGTTTGGAATAAATAACAGGACTAAAATTACCATTAGGTAGATTGCCATGCCCTGCTGCTGCTGCGAATGCCATTGTAATTCTCCTTTCGACAGCAATCAGATGCTAACTTACAACTTCCTTTAGAGGCTAATTAAAATAGGTGCGTTTCAAATACATTTGGCCTAATATATTATTAACGGGCTATTCGCTTTAGGTAAGTCTACGGATAGATTTGTAGTTGCTAAAATGTATATGATTATATAAATAGTGGGTAGGCTAATGCGGCCACATATTTTGTATAGTTATATACGGTTGGTTATTAATGTCAACTATTTTAACGTGCTGACCCAGATAGATCGTATACAAACTTTCCTGCACGGATAGCTTCCATGATCGCGTCTTGGTTCTTTTCGTAGTCTATAGCAGACATCTTCTGTACGTCAGACTCACGCATAACGCCAGAATTATCATCAGCACTAGGCCGATTACGTGAAGCTTTGGTATTTACCATTTCAGCAGCGTCATCAGAACGCTTTTTCTTTTTAGTGGTAATACCTCTATCAGCTTTATAAAGGTCTATAGCTCTTGCTGCTGATTGAGCGTCATTGTCATTATCATACAGAGCCTGTTGAATCCACTTAGGTTGTTCTTCAGCCCAATTATGAAAGTCGTCATCTTGACGAATCTGCTCAAAGTCTGGATGCAGTTGAAGCAATATTGTTTCTGCTTTTTGACGCTCTGCGTCTTCTTGCATTTTATTAATTTTAGTTACACGTTCCTCAAGCTCTGTAGCTTGTTCACGCGCTTTCTTAATAGCTATAGTCTCAACTATACCGGCAACGTCTGGGTACTTTTCCATCCATTCACCGATTTCTTCGTCAGACTTTGGAAGCTTAATTTCCTTTTTAGTTGCAGCGGAAAGCTGCTCTTTCAATTCATTAATTTGATTTTGCAGATCTTCTTGCTGCTTTTGTGAGTGTCTACGCAGATCACCATAGCGCTTCTTAAATGATTTTTCTTCTGCGCTTTCAGGTTCCGCTTCTTGTTCTACCTCTTCTGTTTCTTCTTCGTTTGTTTCGCCTCTTTGTACACGAAGCATTTCTTCTAGTTCTTCTTCGTCTTTTTTAATGCGATCCGCATTTGAATAAGGTCTTGATAAAAATGCTTTCTTTTCTACTGTTTCTACGTTTTCTAATTCAGCCATATTTTCCACTTGGTCTGGGGCCACCGTAGCCTACAATGTAGGGGGATGAGTAGCCAGTTAATCAGTCAGTTATAGTGTGACTGTCCACTTACCGGCCTGCTAAACCACGCCGTTTCTTTTTCTTTTTGTATTTACGCTTTTTTACGAAACCGCCACGCTTAAAGTCACCGGGTGCAGAGTCGTTACCGTCTGGTGATTCAGCACCCATAGAATCTCCTACAGAGTCGGCATTTGCGCCTCCTCCTTCACTATTACCACCGACATTACCACCGTCATCTCCAGTGTCAAAACTATCTAAACCGGCTTGTGATATACTTCCAGTACCGCCAAAACCTAAGTCGCCTTCGTTGCCATAGTCGTAACTTCCTAGGCTAAGATTAGGGGCTTCAATATCGTCATCATCTGGAAGGCCAAAGTTCATAGCGGTAGAAGGTGGCGCACCTATTTTCTCAGCATCTCTAGTAACATCTGGTAAGTCTTCAGGACTAAAAGCTTTTCCTACTCCGGGTCTTCCTCTACCGTCTTGTACATCTCTTCCTATAACTTCCTTTAATTGATCTAGAAGATTTCTAGTTTTATCTATTTTACTTTTATCTAGCATACCATTTATTTTATCTGGTACAACGACTTCCGGTCCTAAATAACCTTGTACTACGAAACCGCCCAACTTTCCTCTTCCTTTTGTGGCTATTTGTGTACCCATTGTAGTTTCAATAGAATAAACATCTACATTAGGGTTATTATAACCAATATCCATATTATCGGCAGTGGATAACATAATCATTTGCTGTTGTTGGGCAGGAGTTACATTAGACATAAAGCTTTGCATAGTATTAGCTGCAATACCAGCATCTTTTGCTTGTTGGGTAGCTATGCTGTACATATCTTTAAAGCCCTGCTTTACGCTAGGGTCCATCATTTTTGCTATCTCTTGAACACCCCTTATGCCCGGAGCCATTGCGCCTGTCATTATAGAACCTAACATAAAGTCTGAAAGTCCTAATACTGCCCTGCCAAAAGGACTGTTTAAGTTATTGTTCCAGCTTTTTAACGCCTCTATATTTTGAGGACTTGGAACTGAATACATTTCAGGTATAGAACCTGTTGATGCACCACCGCCACTAATAATGCCCATTTCCATAGTAGTAGGACTTGAAACACCGTCCCCTTGTTCTGAAGTATTGTCTATTTTTGTGTTGTTATTAATAAAATTCTTTACTTCGTCAGCTATTTGTTTATCTTCACCTTCAGCACCTTCAAATCTTTTCTTAAGTTCTTCAGGCATAAACCCTAACAGGTAATTAAAATTGTCTGTACCTATAATGTTTTCTGCTTGATTTGCACCAAAAGCAGGCTGGGAAAAAGCGCTAAGTGTAGTATCTTCAATATTTGATGCTCCATCTATTTCTTCTTCTGTAGGAACAAGAGCGCCTTCGGCGGCTTCGATTATATCGTCATCATTTTCATCTTCAATAACTTCAATGTCTTCAATCGTAAATGGTGGTCCTCCAGCGTTAAATAGTGTATCATCGGGTAAAGTCTGGCCTTCATCCGTACCAAACTGTCCCATAGCTTCCATTTTCTTGTAGCCCATTTTAGCTTGGTCACGCATCTTCATAAAGTGTTCTACACCAAAATACCGTACTACGTCAGCAGGCACAACCATTTCGCCTTCACTAAGCATAGCGGGTTGGTCATCACGAACTTCACTTGCTGTACTTCCTAATGGAATGTTATTACCAGAAACGGGATCTACGTTTCCACCTTCTTCAAATAATTCCATTTGTTTGTCCATAGACATTCCCCCAGCATTCATATTTAATGTGTCCTCTTCAAAAATAGAGGCATCAAATTCAACTAAATTACTATTATTATCAACAATTCCACCTGTGTTAAAGTCATAGTCAGAAAAGGTTGCTGCATCAACATCAATAATGTCGTACAAAGGATGTTCTCTTTTTCCTATTTTAATAGTGCCTACAATATTTCGCCCCTTCATGTCACCTACCATAGTAGGTTTTAACGAAGGTTGTTGATAAACGGTTTTACCTTTTTTTGCACTAGCTTTTGTATCTTTTACTTTGTGTCTAAGAAGGGCAGCGTCACCATTAATATTTAAATGAAGACCATAGATATGGTCAGTTTCCATACCTCTTTTTTGTTTGTACTGAGGTGCATTTTTTACACCACTTACCGCTACAGTAACAATACCATAAGAGTCCCCACCTTTATTTAAACTTTCAAGCTCACCGCCAGTTTTGTCTTCAACGATTGTAAATTTATTCTTTTTTAAAAGGTTTGTTTTTAAAAGGCCAACATCTTCAGATCTTAATTGTTTAGCTAAATTTTTAACTTGCTCTTCTGTAATTTCATTTTCGGCTAATGAACCTTTAAATTTTGGACCCATACTATTATATGGATTAATTTGTGAATTACTAACTCTTTTATTACTTATAAATCTTTTACCTGCAACGTCACTATATTCACCAACACCCTCTGCTACGACATCTTCTGCTTTTTTGCCAGATTGTTCTAGTATAGGGTTTAAAAAAGAATATTTATTTACATCTTCAAACATTTTTGGAGGCGATGGCGCAACACTAGTTGCTTCACCTGCTGCGTCTAAACTTTCTTTAAAAAGCTCTTTCAAAGCTTTTTTAGTTAGTGAAGCAAGACCTCCCATAAATTAATCCCTCTTGTTTAAATTTTCCAAAGCCTTTATCTTTTGAAGAGCGTGAATGTAGCCTTGCGCCCTGTGTATTGCTTTGTTGTCTTCTGCTTGTTCTAATACCTTATGTTGGTGCTCTATCAGTTCGTCTAAGTATTCTTTTACATTAAGCCATAGGTTGTGGTTGCTGACCAGCGGCTTGAGGCGATCCACTGTCTGCGGGTTGTTGTTCATTACCTGTAAATCCTTGTTCTTGTGGTCCCGGTGCTACGCCTGTACCTATATTACCGCCGCCTGCGCCAGTAGGGTCTGCTGGGTTAGCACCTGTTGGTGCGCCCTGTTGCTGTGGTGGAGGTGGCTGCGTAGCTTGCCATGCTTTCATCATTTCTGCCTGAATAGCGGCGTCACCCATATTGTTGACAACCTTTTCAGGATCAAGATCAAGCGATCTGGCAATTTCTGTAATAATATAGTCCATTTTTGCAAAAGGTGCAAGTGCTGGATTACTAGTAACTTGAATAAACTGCATTAGGCGTTGACTACGTACTTCATTAGCCATTAAGCTTTCAGTACCACGAGCCTTAACTTCCAGATCACCTTTGATTTCTTTATCAAAAGAAAACTGCATATTAAACTGGAACAAACCGTCACCTAATGGTTTTAGTAGATAATCGTCTACGTTTTTAATAACATTCTTAATGCTGCCTGCTGCTGCACCCATAAGCATACTAATGCCACTAGCCGTTCGACCAACGCCACTAACGCCTGTCTGTCCATGTGCAAATGAGGGGAAACCGGTGCTTTCATCAGCAAGTTGACGAGCCTTATCAAATAATTGCAAGTTCTCACCAGAAACATTTGGAAACTTAGTACCAAATATAGCTTGACCGGGCGCACCACCCTGCCGTCTAAATACTTTACCGGGATAAACACTAAGGTCTTGACCCGGTACTAAATTAGTTTCATCGACTTCAATAAGTAAGTTACCAGACAATACAGCATTATCTACTGCCATCCTCATAAAACCATTCATAAGGATCTGTGTGTCTTCCATATTTTCTGCAATACCTACACCAAAAAAACTATAAGGATTTAGTTCATAAGGTGCAGCCATATATGGAATACGTACAGGCTTAAATGGGTTAATTACCAAACGAATAACCTGACCATTTACAGTCCAAATATTTGCCTGAACTTGGTCATAGTCTGCGTATTCTTCTGGAATGTCTATATCTTCGTCTTCAAGAAGCTCTGTATCAATAGTACCCCAGTATTCTAATACTTCAAAGCGATCAATACTATGTGACTGTTCGTAGTCTGCAAGGTCGTCTTCCCACCATTCTTTAATGTAAGACTCACCCTGTTCAATACATTGGTCAATAACATTACCTCTAAAGAAAGGTCTTTTTTTAAGGTTACGCAGTTGGCTTCTACTCATTTTATGCCGTTCTACTACGTATTGAGCCTCTTCCATATTATTAGCGTCAGGGTCTGGGTAAAAGTTCCAAACACTTACGTGACCAATCTGTGGTACTGTTTTAATTGTAGGATTATACGTACCTTCTTCGTCCCAGTTAGCATACTCTTTATTTACGGCAAATGGCCCCTTCAATACACCCGTACCGAATAAAGCCATTTCAAATGAAGTGCTACGAAGATGTTTAGATGCATTACATTCTTCTAACTGATCCATAATTCGCTTTTGCATTTTCTTTGCAGCGACCATAGCTGGGTGAAATGTAATAGCTGTTGGTACTGTACCCGGTCCTTTTTTAAGACCTTTAACTTCAGAAAGCTTTTCTTCCATAGCACCTAGCATTAAGCTATTATAAGTAGCACCGGGTGGTAAATCTTTACCGTCACCCGCAAAACCATATGGATTTATTTGTTCTGGACCTTCTTGGTCTTGCAATTCTTCAGGAATAGACGGGTCAAAGTGTACTGTGTCCTCTACACCTTCTGGCAGTACAGTAGGATCAATAGTAAGAGGAAAGCGCTGATTACCAAATAGTACATCGACAATTTGACCATAAGCAGCCAAAGTTTTAGTTTTGGTGATTTTGATGAAAACACGAGATTTTTCCGTTTCCATAAATTGTACGTCAGGGCCATATATACCCCGATAGTTACGATACGCTTTTAACCAGCGTTGTTCTTCTGTAAGACGATATGTCTTAGCTTTTTCATATTTGTCGTCAATATATCGAAGAATAGGTGTATATCCGTAGTCGTAATCTTCTACGTCATCAACGTCCTCTGCCGCAATACCCATTTGTTCAATTAGGTTTTCGTCTTCTTCGATAGCCATGTATTATTCCTTTAATAACCAAACACCGAATCAGCGGGTCTGTGTGTATAACGCGGTGTATTAGGATCGTAATCAAATATACTAAATCGAGGTCTAGACATTATACCATAACGTAGTGCATCATACAAATGATCTTCTGCGTTAGTGTCTATATCCTCTGGGTTCTTTTTATCAATAGGTAATGCAGGTATTTGAGCTACAAGATTTGTACAATTATTAAAAAATACTAAACGTGGTTCTTCAGTAAATTCATCTATCTGTAATCTTCTATGTATTTCGTTTTTACCTGCTACCCTACTACCTTTACTTCTATCTGACGGCCTCCACCTACAACCTCTACTAATCATTTGCTCCGCTAGACTCGGCCCTGTATCACCCCGCTTATGCCACAAGGAACTATCTAGTACACCGTATTTAATGTTGCCGTCTTCCGCCTCCAGTTCTAATATCATGTCAGCTAAATCTGTAGCTAGTACCTTTGACACATATAACTCTCTGTACACTATTAATTGTTCATCTGGACTTACAGCAAACCAAACAACTCCACTAAAAGATCCGTACCCATAGTCACAGGCCCTAAATTTAACCCAATTACTTGGTATAGCAAAAGGCTCAATAACGTGAACATTACGGTCAAACTCGGTAAAGGCTGCGCCTTCTTTAATGTCCCAGTCGCCGTCTAGTAATTGTCTCTTTTGCTGATCCGGCAGTGACAGAAGCATTGCTTCGTAGTCACCACTTTCAGCTAGATATGGATTATCGACAAGCCTTGCAGGAATAAATCTGCGCTTAAATAAAGGTTTTCCTGCTTTAATATGCCCCGCAGGATATTTTAATTCTTCACCCGTTTCAACATTTGTAGCATTAAAACGTGTGTTAGGCGGTGATGGATCAATAAACATCTTCTTGACCCAATGATGACCTCTACCGCCCGGATTGGTAGTAGCCCTCATGTACACCGGTAA